ACTAATAGCTTTTCTAATGAGGATCAAGGCCGTAGAAGAGAAATGTCTTTAAATAAAGATTTCTATTACGATAAGCAAGAACAACAATTGTCTCTGTTAAACGACGATCAAGAAGAAATAACAGTTAACCTAACTAAACCTATAGTTAAAAAACGTTCAAATATGTTGTATTCTCAAAAACTTGTGAGAGATATGAAAGGACCTTCTCAGTCAATTAAACTCATTGAGTCTATTTATCAAGAGAACGACATTGATGCTTTCCTACTTAAAGTAGATCTATTAGCTGAACAAACAGGAAGTTGTTTAGTTTCTCCATCTCCTGATGAGACTAAAGAGTATGGTATCCGTCTTCAAGCCTATGGGGCGGATAATGTTTCAGTCATTTCCTTAGAAGATCAACCAGATAAACCTGAAGCCGTAAGTATTCTACGTTTAGTAGATAGGATTCGTGAAGATTACAACTTAACCGTAGAACGTATTATCAAACAACAGATATGGACAGAGACAGAAGTTATTTATTATGAAGGTGAAATAGAGAAAGGAAGAGAACCAAATGAATTAGGTTTCATTCCCTTTGCCAACTTTAAAGCAGAAGAAGTCAATGATCAATACCTAGGTCATTCACCTACGACTGGTACTCGTAAATTAAATGAGACATATAATCAATTATTTACTGATTTAGGTTTCATGATCAAGATGCAAGCATTTACTCCTATTGCTTTGTCTGGTTTCTCTAATGGAGAGACTATCTCAATTCATCCTGGTAGAGCTTTAAGTATACCTGCTGGTGCTACTGCTGGAGCTATTGGTTTAGATCCAAAGATCATGGACACCCTGGAAACATTAAAGATTATTGAAGAAAAGATTTATGAAACCTCCTCAGTTCCTAAAGTCTCAGTAGTTGGAGGAGGAGAAGCCAATAGCGGGCGGGAATTACTTATTCGATGGTTCCCCTTATATAAAGTATTCCAAGAAAAGAAAGTCCGCTATGAAAAGTATGAACTAGAACTAGCTAATCTAATCTTAGATATATTAGGACTACCGCATCTTGAAACATTAAAGGTAAACTACTCAGAAAATGGAGTTATCCCCTTCTCAGCAGAAGAAGATACTCTTAAAGATGACATCTTATTAAACATCAAGACTCCAATTGACGAAGTTATGCGTCGTAATCCTACTCTTACAGAAGATGAAGCTCAAAGTGAAGTAATGGTAAACGCTCTTATGAATAACCAATTAAAACAAATATCATTACCTCAACAACAATCTGCCCAAAATACCGTCGAAGACGGAGTTGCTCCAGAAGATCAATCATCTGAAGAACAAGATCTAAAAGAACAAAAGAAACAAGAGACTATATAATGAATCTCTCTGGCAAAGGAATTAACCTTTCTTGGGATGAATCGAAACATCCAAGAGATGCAGATGGCAAGTTTACTTCTAAGGGAAAGATTTACTCTACCCTTGTTAATGCAATCCCTATTCCTCCAAAGAAAAGCGTGAAGGATGGAGAACTTTCTCATCTTCAATACAACATAAGCAAGTTGCAAAGTTTTGTAAGTAAAGAAGGACTTCTTAACACAATTAAAGAAGAAGTATTAGATATATTCAAAGTAGAAGTTCAAAAGTTCCTCCAGAAGAAAGTTAAAGAACTTGCTAACAGGTTGTAAGTTTTAAAAAAAATGTTATAAAAGATTATCCTTGATGGATAAATATAAAAACCAGGAGTTTTTAAATATGGCAGAAGAAGTAAAAGAGAGTTTTCCATCTGAGTACGTAAAAGAGTTACGTGCCGAGAATGCAGAATGGAGAACCAAGTACCGAGGTCTTGAGGAAAGAGTCCTTCAAGCTGAAGTGCGATCTGAATTAAAAGAAAGAGGAATTAAAGCTGATCCTTCTTGGGTTAAAATCGAGAAAGATCAATCAATAGGCGAAGCCATTGATTCTTTTATTGAGAGCTATCCTCATTTAGCTATTCAGAAACAAGAGAGTTCTAAAGAAGATTTTACTTTAAAGACAAAAGTAGAACCAAAGACTAAGACGAAACCTATCGCTCCAGAACACAAGAAAGATTCGAATGTTCCTGGTCCATCAGCAGGCGGATTAATGAAAGGTAAGGATTTAACAGAGATCAAGAAAGATTCAAAGGCTAGAGGCCAATTAAGAGATCTTTATCAGAATCTTCTTGTTAATGCTTCTTATCAACAAAACGAAGAATAAGAATTTATAGGAGATAATGATGTCAATTTCAAATAGTACAACCCTTAATGACCTAGTTGGTCAAATTGTTAGCGCAGAAGCTCAAAGTGCAGCTTATGCATCTCGTGTTATGCGTCCACTGGTACGCTCTGTAGGTCTTCCTCCAGGTGCAGGAAGTATTGTAGTCCCACGTTTCCAGGCTCTGTCAGTAGCCTCTTTAACTGAAGGTGTAGCACCTAGTTCAACAGCTTGGTCAAGCGATGGCGTTACGCTCACTCCGGTAGAACGTGGCGTTTATGTGCAAATCAGCAAACGTGCATTGCATGCTGATCCTTTTGCCGATCTCTCGCCTTACGGTGAACAGATTGGTCGTGCTCTTGCAAATGACGAAGACGAATTAATGCTAACTGAACTTACTACGAACGGAGTAGGCACAATTGTTAACGAACAAGGAAGCGGTGCAAGCAATGTAGCTCTTGCCGATTTCCTTACTGCTATCGGTGCATTAGAAGCACAGAATGCTCCTGGTCCATTTTTCGCTGTATTTCATCCTGTTAGCTGGGCGAAGATTCGTTCAGAATTAGATGATGCTGCTGCCTTTGCCAGTGTTGGTACTCGCATTGTTGAAGGTTTCGGTGAAGGTCTTACTCATGCAGCAGGTTACGTTGGTTCACCATATGGAGTTCCAACCTTCATTTCTACTAAAGTTCAAGAAGTAACTGATGATGCAGCCAGTTATTCTAACTTAATGTTTTCTCGTGAAGCTCTAGGTTATGCGTTTATTCAAGACATCGGTGTCGATGTTGATGACAACGTTGTAGCTCGTGCATTTGACCTAATGGGATGGTACTCAGGTGATGCCGGTACTTTAGTTTCTGCATACTGTGTAGAAATTCAAGACGACATCAATGGCTAAATAAAAGGTCCACAAAGAGGGGGAGTCTTTCTCCCCTTCTTTTATTAAGGAGTTTTAAATGGGAATATCCAGAATGAAATACAAGCCTGTTAAAGAATCAACTAAAATATCTTACGATAGTACTGTTGCCTCAGGAGTACTATTAGAAGATGAAGATTATACTTTTTGGGCAACAACCAATTGTCACATTAAAGTATGCGACGCTCCAAGTGAAGGAGTTGATACAGATGACATGCTGATTCCAGCTACTACTTTAGTAGAAGCAAGCACAGAAGGTAAGACATTAATCCTCGTCACCAGAGATACCGTAGATGGAGACTTCTACGCGGTAAAACGTAGTTAGAAGAGGTAGGCCATGCCCTTTCCAGGGACTCCTATACATCCAGGCAAATTCACAAGTAGAGTACGAAACATGGGTTCTTCGTACTCTACTATCCAAACAGATAGCGGAAATATCTCTACTACTCAAGCAGAACAGATATTAAAAGTTGTAGGTTCTAATGACATAAGCACCATAGGGGTTGAAGGTTCTCCTGACACACTCACTATTGATGGCTCTAATCTATTGCCTTTAAATGGAGGCAGAGCTTTAACTGGTGACCTTGATATTAACAATAATGATTTAAATAATGTTAATGTTATTAAATTTATTACTTCTCCAACTCATGTTCACACAGAAGGTGCAATTCATTGGAATGAAGATGATAAAACATTAAATATTGATACTGAAGTAGATGATACACAAATTCAAGTAGGCCAAGAAGTAGTAATTAGAGCTACTAATAAAACTGGCTCTACCATTACTAATGGTTCAGTTGTTTATGTTAATGGAGCACAAGGACAAAGACCTACAATTGCTTTAGCAGATGCAGATAGTAGCATCAGTTCAGATTCAACTATAGGTATAGCTACCCATGATATTTCTAATAATCAAACTGGATATATCACAACATTTGGTCTAGTTAGGAACTTAGACACGTCCCTTTATTCAGAAGGAGATACTTTATATCTGTCTTCAGTAGCGGGTAATTTTACCAATATAGTTCCTGTCTCTCCACAGCATACTATTAAACTTGGAATAATTGTCTATTCTCATGCAATAGAAGGAAGTATTTTTGTTCGTGTAGATACAGGTGGCCATTTATCAGAACTGCATGATGTGGATATAAGTGGTGTTACTGATGGCCAGGCTTTGCTTTATAATAACGCAACAAGTCTTTGGGAACCTAATGACCCAGTTGATCTTACAGCAAATTATATTTGGACAGGTAACCATGAATTCCAAGATGATGTTAATATAACAGGAACCTTTCATACTTCCGATGTATTTAATGAAGGGAATCAATTCGAATCTCGAAGACGCAGAACTGTATTAGAAGCTAATGGTTATTATTATGAGACACCTCTAGGTATTAAGATTGTCACTCCCGCCGCAGTAGGAAGCGATGTTATTAAATATAAGTTTACTTTCAGTGATGTTATAGGAATACCTGGAAGTTCAGAGGGATGGCTATTAGTATATAGACACCCAAGTGGTGGATATTACGACCAAGTTAGTGGCTTTACTGCTGGTTTTTCGTTTCCTTTCTCCTCTATTATTACAGGCAGAGATGCGTCTAATAATACAATTATATATATAGAACCTGCTAATATTAAAAAAGCTAAATTTCGTATTACTGAAATTGATGGATGTAATTTAAGCACTGATGTTTCTAATGTAGTGAATTTAATTAATGATCCTACAGTTACTTTTACTACTTCTAGTGGGATCACTGTAGCTAGCAATTATCCTACAGTTTTTAGAAATATGTATTCCGAATCACATCCCCATGGAACTCTTTCATTTGGTAGTACAAAAACATATGTAAATCATACTATAACTCAATTAACTGGAGATTCGCAAACTTATACTTATCAAGTTAAGTTACCTGATGTTTTTAAAGGGTTGTCTACTCCCGTTCGAGGTATTTTTGATTTTGAACTTACAGATACCAATCAAGGTGTAGGAAGTTTACGAGTTGAATTAGCATGGAGAGAAAGTACTAAAACTATAACCACCTTTGGTGCTCATTGGATTGGAGAAATATTTACTCCTATTCCTGATGTAACCTTTGGTTGGGATATAAATGGTTATAGCTATTTGCAATTTGGTGATGGTGTGAATGGATTTGCAAGTGTTAAAATTTTCCTTAAAGAAGTTTTCCTATCTGGTTATGGAACTACTAAGATAACATCTCAAAGTTTTACCATTTCTTACAATTCTTCTCCGACTACTTTAACGACTTCTCAAACAGCAAACTTGCAAGTTACTAATTCTAATTTTTACATGGATATCGAAAACGATCTTTATGGCGTAGGTAATATGTATCTTGATCAAGGTATATATACAGCCAGCGGTATCATGGATACTCTTGAAGTAACAGAATATATTGATGGCGGTTGGCTCACTGTTTCTGGTGAAATGTCTTCTAATAGTATTAGACTTGGCTCAACTGTTAATTTTTATACAGGAACTGGCTCACCTGAAGGTTCAATTACAGCTAATCCAGGTTCTCTTTATACAAATCAAGTAGGTGGTGCAGGTCTTACTTTGTATGTAAAAGAATCAGGAACTGGTAATACTGGTTGGGTAGCGAAATAGTGATAAGCTATTGAAATGTATTGAACCATTGGAGAAAATGAATGGCTGTTAGTTTTATTAGTAATACATATACGGGATTTACAGTAAGCGATACTTTAGCAGAAAGTTTTTTAGATTTAGGCGCTTTATTCTATAACGAAGAAAAAGAAATAGCATTTCGTTTAGGTAATTCTTCTTCATCTGAAGCAGATTATCAGATATTAGCTTCTGGTTTAAATACGGAAATCGTAGATGCGGTTACTTTTTCAACTGATAAATCTACCTATTCTGAATTGATAGTTGTATCAGGTATTCAACCAAATGGATTATCTGATATTCTTTATTGTAAATTAACTTGTCCTTCAAATGTAGCTTCTGGAGAATGTACCTTTTTAATTCATGTGGACGAGGTTTAATCATGACAACTGGTAATCAAATAAATAACACTCCTATTGTTAATAAGATATACAACTCAAGAGCTTTAATTACTCATAAAACAGTAAATAAAAATTGCTATATTCGTCCAGATGGAGAATTATGGTGTCTGCTTGTTCAACGTGGACAAGTAGCTCCTATCTTTAGATCTACAGATAATGGTTTTTCATGGAATGAATTTGAAGATGATACTTCTTCGGTTACTGGAATGAATAACGTTGATGGCTTAAATGATAATGGACCTCATATGGCAATGATGATTTCTGAATTATATGACTCAGTAAGAGTTATATTTCCTGATTGGCCAGGTTCTGGAACTGATTGGGATTTAGAAAGTTGCTTCTATTCAATTGCCGATTTAGTAACAAATGGATCTTCAGCTACAAGATCTACTGCAACTATAGCTTCAACTGTTTTTCAGGGTAATTTCAATATAGCCCCTTCTATAAATGAAAATTATGTGGGTTATATTGATGCTAATCAATTATCTATACGTAGAGCAAGTCCAAGATTTTATCTGTCTATATCAGCTGCTGCTACATGTTCTACTACTTCATTAGCTACCTACTTGGGAATGTGTGCTGACGAAGATGGACATGTCGATTGCCTAATTCAACATATTACAGGCGGGGAATCAATTGTTAAGCATGTTAGATATACAGAATCTTCAAATGACTATGGCACAGTTCACACTCTATTAGATATTGGAGCAAGCGATACTTATGATGCCGTAAGTATGGATATAGCCAGAGATTCATATGGAACTCTTTGCGCTGTATGGTCGGCTATCAACTATGCTTCAAATAATGCTTGTATTATCTATTATGCTACTTCAACAGACGCAGGAGCAACTTGGGATGTAAATGCATTAACCCCAACATCCGGTCATTCATATTATACAGATTCTGCTACTTCTGAAGTAGATGGTAGAACTACTGTTATTGGAGGTTCAAAGGGTGGATTTCTCTTCTCCTATGTAGAAGATAGCTCTACAAGCGTTCCACGGACCTACATTCGACGCATTACAACAACTGATGGTTCTACCTATACCTTGGGCGATGAAAAGGAAATAGGTACATCTAATACGTTACCAGGGGATGCTATAGTAGGACTTCACTTCTTTCAACCAATAGATACTCAATTAATTGATATTAGCGATCCTGGTTTAGTGAGAATTGCTTATCAAGTTGGAGAAGGAAATGATCAAGTACAATCTGATACATTTCCTGTTTCTATTAAGCAGGAATTATTAAGTCTAAGTGCTTATCCTTCTTTACTGGCTTCTGAAACTGAAGTATTCAGTATAGATACGGCTGATGCATCTTCTATCTTGGTTTTATTCTCTGTTCTAACAGGTCCAAGTGATGCAGTTGATTTTTATACATTAGGTAAAACTGGTTCATATACTACTAAATATATTAATGCTTTTTCTAAATTAGGAACAACTATCCGCCTTTTAAAATTTATTCCTGATGAATCAACTTTCATGAACGATCGAAGTGCTTATGGTTCTCCAACTGAATCTTCAAGTCTATGTATATTTCAACCTCAATCTTATGCATTTCCAGTGCCAAGTTTAAACGTAAACGAACAAACAGAGTTTGTAGAACAAGATGTAAGAAAGATATTCCTACCTCCTACAACTTTCTTGGATAGAGTCTTTCTGGTTAATCAAGGCGGTTATCTAAAGAGAACTGTTTGGTTATGCCAATTTGATGGGAATTTATATGAAATATCACAGATAGTTCCGTATTTCCTTAACAATCAAATCTGTTATTATGAAGCTAATGCTTACGTAGTAGGGCCTTCAAGAGATCCATTTAGCAGAACTATATTACCTTCGGAGACATAAAATGGCGAAATTAGATGAAAATAAAAATAAGGTTCCTTTAACGGAAGAAGAGTTAAAAGAATATTCTAAAAAGAAAAAAAGAATTAAAGAGGAGCGTAAATAATGGCTATTCAATCAGCAATATTTAGTTTTGGTTTGCCTGAGGATATAGATACCGATCAACTGCTCATTTACTCTTCTTCTTCAGAAACAGGAACTTATACATTAGATTCAACAGTTGCATATGAATATGGTGAGTCTTTTTATGAGTATGACTCTTTAAATGATACCCTCTGGTATAAGATTCAATTTAATAATTCCGTAGATTCTGAATCTGGACCTATTAGCGAAGCAGTCTATGGAGGAAACTTTGCTAAAGCTGGACCTTTTCTAGCAGTTTCAACTACTTATGATGGTGCGAATTATGCAACTACAAGAGATGTATATGAGTATTCTGGTTTGACAGTAACTGATGTTTCAAGCACTAAAGTATCTCAAGCATTAAAATTTGCTCGTAGTATTATCGACTATCGAACTGCTGAAATGAGCATTGATAGATATGCTTTATTTGATAACGATGTAGCACGTAGAAAATATAACGCTACTCTTCAAATGATAAAATTGGCAGAGATTCATATTGCTACTGGTCATCTATATAGAACGATGTTAGATGATAGAATTCTTGAAGATGCAAGAACTGTATCATCTTCTGCCGAGAATATTTCAATTGGGAGCACTTCAATTTCAGGAGGCGGATTATCTAGTAAACCAGAAACTCTTGGTTATCTAAGTGGATTGGCTGATAAATATACCAATGCTGGTAGTGCTATATTAAACAGTTTAGCTCCAGCATCTATTAGATTGACTCCTCAAGACCCATCAAGACCTAAATCTCCTAAATTTAAATTACCATTTAATGGATATTAAAATAATCATCCAGTAGATGATAAAACCGTTCTTATGCTTCATCGTAATGCTGTTCTAGTTTATAAGAAGCAATATTGTGATTAGATAAAGCTATCAGTTGCTTGGTTAATAATTCTTTTTTAGACGGTGAAGCCTTCCTATATTTATGATGATAACTTACATGTTGACCAATTGTTAGAAATGCCAAATTTGAAGATTCATTATTTTCTTTATTAAAATCAATATGATGGCACAGATAACCATCCGGTATGATACCTTGTAAAACTTCCATTTCTAAAACAGCCTTATGCATGGCAATATGTTTATAAGTCCATTGAGGATTAAAAGAGAGATAACCCGATTCATGTGGATTTGCCATTACATAACCATTGACATTAAGACACCATCCTTTAGTAAATGCATGATGAGTCTTTCCAATGCGGGGGATTAAAAGACCTTTAGATATGCGATGGAATTTTAACCAATTATCTATTGTTTGATGAGGGACATTTAATAACCGAGAGATTTCATCTACTGAATAACTTTTCTTTACCAATGCCTCTAATCGATCTGCTTCTCTTAAATCGGCAATTTCTCTACCCTTGTTTGGCCATCTAGGTAATTTATATCCCGCATCTTTTAGAGATTTACTTACTGCCTGTTTAGAGATACCAAAATAGTTAGCAATACGTTGTATGGTATAATTTCCAGTATGAAACATTTCCCAAAATTCATCAGCTCGATTCATGTTGTTAACCTCCATTGACTAACTAATGTATAGAATAACCTATATATTTAAAGGAGTCAAGTAATAAATGGCAAATAAGAAAAGAAAAAAGATATATCCACCTAAAGTTGCTAAGCCAAAAAAACTTAAACCATATCAATTAAAAAAACCAAAAGTAACAAAACCTGTTCTTATCAAACCTTATGCCGTTAAAAAATATAAACGACCCCCTGTTAAATTGCATATGTTTGAATTAGAAAAAGCTCAATCGAGAATAGATAAAGATATAGCTCGTCAAGCTAGAGCCGCTATTAGATTACAAGGAGAGTACGAAAAATTTCTTAATACATATCAGGGTAAATTAAATCAATTTCAAAAAGGACAAATGGAAGAAGAAGATGATGGTGTTCAAATAGCAAAAGCTAATTATCTACGACAACAAACTCAACAAAATCAAGATTTATCTAAAATGAAGGAGAATCTTCTATCTGATGCAAGAAGAGATTCAACCAATTTATATAACGAGCTTTACAGTGAATTTAAAGACACTCAATTTGAAAGTAGGATATCTGAAATTCAATCAAATATTCAAGAAGGAGATAGTTCTGGCTTAAAAGGACTTATCAATGGTATTGGTTCTATCTTGAGAGGAATTATATCGACAATAAGTTCTATCTTTGCAGAAGGAGGTACTCCATCTGAAGATTCATCCCTACTAGACGAGCTTACTTTGTCTATACAGAGCGATTTATCAGAAATAGGGTCAGATGTACTGGAAGGACTTACAAACATCGCTACGGACGTTGTAGACGCTGTGAGTCTATTCTTGGGAGGGGCGGAATCTGAAATAGGAGGACTAATAGGAGATGCAGTTGGGAGTGTCATTGGAGATATGCTAGGTAGTCCAATTTCTTCAGATATTGGAGGCTTATTAGGTGAATCAATGAGCGATACTTCTTCAAGCATAGGAGGTTTAACGGAAAGTTCCATGAGTGATGGAGGAGGTTCTATTGGAGGTCTATTAGGTGGTAGTTCTATGAGTGACGGTGGAAGTATTGGAAGCGCCATGGGTGGTTCATCAAGTGGAGGTGGTGGAAGTCTAGGAGGTTTAATCTAGGATCAAAAATATTCTTGACTCTTATTAGAAAAAAGGATATTATATTTACTCTATGAGTAGATTTTTCTATAAAAGAAAAAACCATTATTCCGCAAAAGAAATTGCTGAATTACTCCAATGCAACAACATCGAATTAGGATTTCTTGTTAAGTCTCTAGGCTTTAAACCTCAAAAATCATTCTTTTTTAATAAAGATTTCTTTTTAGAAGTATCTTTTAGCGAAAAACAATTAATAAAAATGAAGGAATTAAAAGATAGCTTCGTCTAAATAGACAGCAGTCCTTCTGAATCGGGGACCGTACATAAAGATAGATTCAGTACATTGTACGTTAGTACGGTGTGGAGAGTGGGATAAAGCTAAACCCCGGCAGCTCTCAGTAGTGAATACCAACCCGGTAACGCGGGCCTTCAATAACTACTCGACCAATGATGGTTAGTTCCATCGCAAAGGGGTAGTGGGTCGTTGTTTAATTAAACGTTGTTAATTAAGTTCATCTACTGTTTATAGAGCTTCGTTAGAAGCGACTCTGCTAATGAGAAATATTAAATAAATTCAATTATCTGTAAGAAATAAATCCTACCAGTAAGATTCATAGATGAATTCAATTGCTAAATAACTAAATTACAGTAAATGAATTATCTAGCAGTAATATTCATAGTATGTTTTATTACTGGTAAATAATTCTTTAGTAGTAAAGTAAATTAAATAACTATTATCTGTGTTGAAATATTCAACAATAACAATTCCCCGCCTTTTACGAAAAACATAGTTTCTATCAAAAAGGCGGATTATGTTTGTTTTATTTATTCCACAGATAATCTCATGTTTACTTACTAGTAAATAATTATTAAGCAGTAATTTAACATAATCAACAACTAGTAGAGACGCTCATTTCATTCGCTCTATTAACAGTAGAATAGAGAGCATTGATGAATTCTACTTAGTACCATGGTACTAAAGATAATAAAGGAAGCGTATATACCAGTTGGCACGATTCTTGTGCTTGATCAAGTAGACAAGAATACGTTATTATAGGACACTAGATAAAAATGAATTTAACAGACTTTACAATCCTTGGTATTGAAACCGTCTACAAAAATGGAAACATTCAAAACAAAATCTATACTGTTGAATGTAAATGCGGCAATATCTACAAAAGTAGTAAATCTTCATTGACCAACGGAACTAAAGCTTCGTGTTCTGATTGTCGAGCTAAACAGCGTAATAAAGTTTTAGTCAACACTTGCAGTACTCATTCTTGCGTGTATATGGATTGTCCAGAAAGAGGAACTGTTGATTCCCCGCCGCATTCGAATTGCATTGATTGCGTAATCAATTCTTTTTCCGAAAAAGGCGGGATGTCTTTTGAAGCAATAGCTGCAATGTCGAACTCTTCTCATCAAAATATAGACGCTATCTACAGGAAAGCTTTATCTAAACTAAGACATCAATACCATATTGATGGATCCACAGAAGAACTCATTGAGTACTTAAATAACAAAGGGGAGGTTCTATAGAGAACATCTCAATACTACTTTTATTAACTATTTTTCTACCAGAAACATGCATTTTTCAACAAAAAGGCGGGAATATTCTCTCTTTTTACCCAGATAATTGACTATTAATATTAAGTATGTTATAAAAGAATCAATGGCTTTATCAAGTAAAAAACTCCAAGCAATAGAACTAATGGCAGCTTCTACTATTAACAACGTAGAAGTAATGAGACAACTGAATATTCCCCAACGAACCTTCTACAAATGGAAGAAAGAAAAAGAATTCATGGATGCATTATTGGCTAGAAGTAGGGAATTGTTAAAGGAATCTCTGCCAAATGTCTATAATAAATTAACAGAACTCTCAGTTGGAGGTTCTCATCAACATATGAAGATTCTTCTTGATCACTTAGAAAAACTAGAAGAATGGGCCAGTAGAGCAGATCAAGGTAATATCACTTTTACTTGGTCTATTCCTACTCAAGAAGAAGAAGAAGAATAAGTATCTCCGCATTTTCGCGGATAACCAATGATTGAAATTCCATATTATCCAAATGAGTATCAGATACCGTTTCATCTTGATGAAAGTCGTTTCCGTATATTAGTAGGTGGAAGAAGAGTAGGTAAATCTCTTTCTGCTCTTCACGATATGTTGAAACATTGTCTAGCTACTCCTGGTGCAGTAGCATGGTGGATATCTCCAACACTGACAGATGCTAGAGACGTAGGCTGGGAAATACTAAAGGACTTACTTCCTCAACTTGAAATAGTTGTGAGATACATCAATGAAACAAGAATGAAGATCTGTTTTTCAAATGGGGCGGTTATAACTTTTAAAGGATCAGAGAATGAAAGAAGTTTAAGGGGAAGAGGACTAACCTTTCTTGTAGTAGATGAAGGAGCTTTTATAGAACCTTCTGTATGGAAGAAGGCGTTAAGACCAGCCCTTACTGACAAACAAGGACGAGCTGTACTGTGTAGCACTCCCAATGGACGTAATTGGTATTTTGATCAATTCAACTATGCCAAGATTTCAGAAAGTTGGTCTACTTATTCTTGGCCTACCTATCTTAATCCCATAATTACTAAAGAAGACTTGTTAGATGCACAAGAAGAACTATCAGATATCGAATACAGACAAGAATACCTGGCCGAATTTATCACAAAGGCGGGAATGGTATATGACGACTTTACCGATGATAACATTATTCAACCTTATCAACCAAATAGACAATCAGATTTAATTTACGCAGGTATGGACTTTGGTTATGCAGGATATACCGCTATCTGTTTCATGGCACTAGATAACAACTTGGGTACGGTAAGACAGTTTGACGAGATCTACGTATCAAGACATGATATACAAAACATAGCAGAACTAATAAAGACTAAATTAGCAGAGTATCAATTATCTAAGCAAGATTTAATTGCCCTATATACAGATCCAGCAGGTAATGCAGAAGAACTAACATCAGGCATCTCTCCAGTTGATTATCTACGAATGAATCATGATTTTAATATAGTCAATAAAGGTTCATTGATAGTGCCAGGTTTAGCACTCGTTAGGTCATACATAAAGACAGCATCAGGTAAGCGCAGATTCTTTATTTCATCTAATTGTACGGAATCAATACGCTCAATGAGAGGATATTCATACGAAGGCGGGAAAAAGAACTCTGAAGTCGTAAAAGAAGAACCACTGAAAGATGGTATAAATGATCACATGTGTGACGCTATCAGATATTTCTTTGTGAATAGATTTGATCATTCTAAGTGGGTAGCTAAATCACCAGAACAGAATAACTATCTTGCTCATCATAAAAAACAAACTATAATGAAACGGTGTTCTATTTGTCGAAATCCATTTGTTTCCAGCACTCCAAAAGAAAAACCTCCTTTTGCGTGTAACAAATGTAAGGAGAAAGAAGTAAATGGGAAGTAATCTTTTTCAAGCAGTTCCTTTAAGTGTAACATCGAGAGCTTTAACTAATAGCTTTTCTAATGAGGATCAAGGCCGTAGAAGAGAAATGTCTTTAAATAAAGATTTCTATTACGATAAGCAAGAACAACAATTGTCTCTGTTAAACGACGATCAAGAAGAAATAACAGTTA